CTGGGGCTGAACCTGAACACCGAGTTCCGCGCCTTGGCCGCCGATGGCAAAACCGCGCATGGCCTTTCCCCGGTGCTGGCTATCCTGGACGAGATTGGCCAGATTCGCGGCCCGCAGTCCGACTTCGTGGACGCTATCACCACCAGCCAGGGCGCTCACTCGGCACCGCTGCTGATCGCCATCAGTACCCAGGCAGCCAACGACGCCGATCTGCTGAGCCAGTGGATTGACGACGCCCTGCGCAGCAATGACCCCAAGATCGTGTGCCGCCTGTACGCGGCAGCGGCGGGCTGTGACCTGATGGACGAAGACGGCTGGCGAGCGGCCAACCCGGCCCTGGGCATCTTTCGGTCGGAGACAGACCTGCGAGAGCAGATGCAGCAAGCCGAGCGCATGCCGAGCATGAGCAACACCGCCCGCAACCTGCTGCTTAACCAGCGGGTCAGCCTCGACAGCCCATTCATCAGCCCTGACGTGTGGATGGCCTGCGACACCGCGCCTGACCCGTTCGAGGGCCTGGTCTATGCGGGCCTCGATCTGTCGGCCCGCACCGACCTGACGGCACTGGTGCTGATCGGCAAGGTGGATGGCGTGTGGCAGGTCCGTCCGTACTTCTGGACGCCTGAGCAGGGCCTGTTCGACCGAGCGCAGAAGGACCGCGCCCCATATGACATGTGGGTGCGCCAGGGGTACATACGCACCACACCCGGCGCCACCGTTGACTTGGAAGCGGTGGCCCTGGACATGGCCGAGATACTGAGCGACTGCGAGGTGGCGGCGATCGCCTATGACCGCTGGCGCATCGACGTGCTCAAGAAGGAACTGGAACGCCTGGGCCTGGAGCTGCCGCTGGTGCCACACGGGCAGGGTTTCCGCGACATGGCGCCAGCCCTCGACGCCCTGGAGGCTGAGCTGCTGAATGGTCGTATCGCTCACGGTGGCCACCCCGTACTGACCCTGTGCGCTGCCAACGCCGTGGCGGTGAAAGACCCCAGCGGCAACCGCAAGCTGGACAAGAGCCGCCGCACCGGCCGCATCGACGGCCTGCAGGCCCTGGCCATGGCGTTTGGCGCCGCCCAGGTGGCCGAGGCCCCCGCCGATCTTGATACCGAGGTATTTTTCGTATGACCACCGTGACCCTTGAAGAAGCCAAACTGCACATGCGCGTCGATCACGACGAGGAAGACGGCCACATCCTAGGCTTGATCGCTGCCGCCGAAACTCACGTCAGCAACTTTCTGGGAGACGGCTTACCCGATCCGATGCCCGCTCCGGTCAAGGCCGCCGTGCTGCTGTTGGTGGGCGACCTGTACGAGAATCGGGAGCGCCAGGGCGACCGCACGCTGACCGAGGGCACTGCCTATTCCATGCTGCTGGCTCCGTATCGCTCGATGGCGGTGCTGTGATGCTGGCCGGTAAGCTGCGCTACCCAGTGACGATTGAGCGCCCGGTGGACACCAGAACACCCGGTGGCGGTTTCATTCGCACCTGGGAGCCAGTAAGCCGGGAGTGGGCCGATATCAAGAGCATCAGCGGCAGCGAGTTCATCGCCGCCCAGGCGCCTCAGTCGCAGACCGTGTTCCGCATCCGCATCCGGTACCGCGACGACATGGTATCGAGCTGGCGCATACGCGAAGGGGAGAAGGTGTACGAAATCACCGCCGTGCTGCCAGACGCTCGCCGCCGGCGGATCGAGCTGATGTGCAAGACTGGGCGGGATTGAAGGGGGTAGCGTTTCCCGATCCCCATGCCCTAGCGATCCGCTACCCCGCCTCCTCAAAATTGAGGCGTCCGACCCCCGCTGGGGGTTGAAGGGGTCACATCCAATGTGATCCCCCAGCGGGGGGAGACAATTCTGGCAGGCTGACAGAATTGATCGTCAACTCTCCCCATTGGGGGAAGTCTACCCCGTCGATCTGGCGGGCCAGGTCATGCCGGAAATTTTTCCTGCAAGTCATCCGGGAAAATCCCGCATGTCATTCATCTGAATGAGGTCTCCTCAAAATTGAGGGCATCTCTAGATGGTCCAGTTCTGGACCATGGCTCGGTTCTGAGCCATCCAGACTTCAAATCCACATGGGGTTTGCAGCGCACGTAGTTTGAATACGCTACAGGCCGCATGGCGCATGGCCTGGAGCGAAAACCTTGTGCCCTGATATTGTGCCTTCATGAACACCAATCGGCTCTCGATTCTGGCTCTGTGTATGGGTTCGCGACACACGTAGTTAGATATCGCTGCAAGCCGTATGGCGCCTGGGCTGGAGCCGATTCCTTGTCCGGCGTTCTTGTCCGGGAGTTGTCCGGCAAAACAACGCCAAACGTTCTTTTGGCAAAGGTCCGAATTTCGTACTTTTGGATTTGAAATCCAGAACTCAGAACCGACTAGGTTTCGCCTGGGTTCCACTACGAAAGTTTCGTAGTAGCTCGGGACGCTTTTCGTACCAACCCCACTTCGTACGAAATTCGTCCGTGGTCAACGGGCGCAAAACTGCGCTGGTCGTAAACAGCGAAATCCGCTGGTTAGCGGTCAGGTCCAAAAATCGGACTTCACGCGTTTTGACTGAGCGCCAAACCGCGCCCAGTGCGGTTCGATGCACCCGGCAGTGCTTCGCCCAAGCCAGGTTTCAAATCGCACTTGGTACGGTTTGAAACCCGACCAAGATCAGCCGAGGTTTCGGCCAATCCAATTACGGGAAATACCCGTAATATCGGGTATTCCGACATTACCGACATTACGGGTATGTCAAACCGGCGAATCGCCGGTTTGACCCAGCCCGCGCCACGAAACCCGACCCCGCAATTTTGTGGCGCCCACGAAAAAGCCCCGGAAGGTATAGGCCTGCCCGGGGCTTTTGCTGTCACG